CCTTAAGCGTCATCAGCTGCAGGAGCAGTGCCTCATTGCAAAGGAACGCCGCCTTCTTGCGGTACGGAGCCTTCAGTGCGTAGTACAGGGCAAACACCTCGTAAAAGGTGACCGCCGTCTCCGATGCAGCCGTCACACCAACCTCTGCACCGCTTGTGCCGTCCAGAATACCGGTCGGCTTTCCGGTGCCGTCGCCGGTGATGAACGCATTCTCCTCGGCATTGCCCATGCGCACACCGAAGCGTCTCGCGATGTAGCTGGCAAGGTCGAATGCGGAATCGTTCAGGAGCTCATTGGAAATCTTGATCATGGTACCCATCTTGTAGGCCCCGAGAGTCGTCTGGCCGAAGGTCGTATCTGCCTCCGGGATCTCCTCTCCTTCATCGATCCAGCTTGCTTCCCCGGAATCCTCCGCAATCGGAATCTTCCTTGTACCGGAACTGGTCTTGATGACCGTCGCAAGGCTGCGGAAGATGTTATTCTCATCCAGCGCCTGCACGAGCTTTCTCTCGAACTCGTCCGGAACGGTATAACCGCCCTTGGCATCCTCTCCGACGGACAGGGCATTCATGATTTCACCGTAGCTTCCCTTGCCGCGCAGCATGTTCCAGAAGGCATCACTGTACTCAGCGGTCGCTGTCGGTCTTTCTGCCTTTCTCGTACCGGCCTTCACATCGGTAAACACCGGAGCCGAGGTCGGTGCGGAGAGCTTGGCATCCATATCCGCCTGATTCTCCAGACGCTCGATCTCATCACCCAGCGCCTTTACGTCTGCCGCCATCTTGTTGTACTGCTCGACGGCGGATGCTTCCACGAGGCCGTTCTCGCCCCTGTGCTCCTCAAGGAATGCCTTCGTCTGCTCCCAGAGGGTGTTGCGCTTTGCACGCAGATCCATAATCTTACTCATAGCTTTTTTACCTCCATATGTTGGTTTGTGAGTGATCGAGTAGGAAACCTACTCGATTGTCGCGGTACTCGCCGAATGTGCATGCAAGCATGCCCGCACGGCTCGTTACTCGCGCAAAATAAGCCGGAACCCTTACTTCAGGAATTCCAGCTGCTTCACCAAAATGTCGTAGGGCATTGCCCCTGTTTCTGTCTTCCCGTCCATACCGATGAGCGGGCCGGATCTGGCCGTCTCTTTATCAGGCGGCTTATCCGCTGTGTTTACGCCGAGTTTATTAAGGATCGCAAGATCCATCTTGCGGCTCGAATAAAGCTGCGCCGTGAGGGTAGGCGGCTTCTTCTTTTCCTCCTCTTCCTCTTCAGCGCCTTCTTCCGGCTTTTCCTCGCCTTCCTGCTCCTCTTCCTCGGGCTTCTTATCCTCATCGAAGAGCACCTCGTCGGCAAAGCCAAGCTCCACGGCTTTCTTCGCATTCATCCATGTCTCATTGGACATGAGGTCTGCGATCTTTTTATGGGAGAGACCGGACTTTGCCATATAGGCATTGATGATGCTCTCCTTCACCTCATTTAAGGTTTCGATTGCCTTCTCCATGTCCTTGGCATTTCCCATCGCAATGGTGGACGGGTCGTGAATCATTAAAAGCGCCGTCGGTGACATCTGCACCTTATCTCCTGCCATCGCAACCACCGAAGCCGCCGATGCGGCGATACTTGCCACCTTCACGGTCACCGCTCCGGCATAGTCCCTGAGCATGGAATAAAGCTCTGCCGCAGCAAAGACATTCCCGCCCGGAGAATTGATCCAGACCGTCACATCGCCATCCTCCGATTCAAGCTCCTCCCTGAAGGCCTTCGGTGTTACCTCATCGCCCCAGAAGGAGTCTTCGTCGATTGGCCCTTCGAGGCGAAGGACTCTCCCGCCTCCGTCATCATGAATCCAGTTCCAAAACTTCTTCATCGCTTCCTCCTTGTGTTCTTATTGTTGCTGCCGCCTGCCTTGGGATCTTCCTTTTCCGGTGCTGGCTCCTGTGCGTCACCAATATATTTCCCGGCATCCTCCAAGCGGACATATCCGCCATTCAGGTAATAATCATCGCCGCCCTTCTCCGCAGGGATAAGATCCATATTTTCCAGCCTGTGTACATCATTCGGAGACAGGAAACCATTACTGATGCCGGTCGCATAACCGCTCATCCTGCTCTGGTAATCGCCCCTCATGAGTCCGTCCACGTTGAACTTCGGGAAATACACATCCTGCTCCTCCGGAAGCAGAAGATCCTTCACAATTGCCTGCTCGAAGCGCACGAGCCAAGGCGTCAGTGTGTGCACCACGAAATCAATGCTCTGGTGCTCAATATTGGAAAAGGTCGCGTGCTCCAAGTCCTGCACCATATGCGGCGGCACCCGGAATATTCTGCAGATCTCCTCCACACCGAACTGCCTCGTCGATAAGAACTGCGAGTCCTCCGGCGGCAGGCTGATTGCCTTATACTGCATGCCCTCTTCCAGAACAGCCACCTTGTGTGCGTTCCCGGCTCCTCCATACACATCCGACCAGTTCTCCCGGATCTTCTCGGGATTTTTCAAAACGCCCGGATGCTCCAATACGCCGGATGGCTGTGCCCCGTTCTTAAAAAAGGACGAGCCGTACTTCTCCACCGCCAGTGTGGTGCCGAGTGCGTTCTTCATCATGGCGATCGGTGAAAATCCCACGAGGCCGTTGAAACCAAGGCCCGGCACATGAAAAACCTCATCGTATCGGAAGTAGATATCCTGATTCTGCTTTCCCGGCACCTCGTCTGTGTATGCATGGTAGATGTAATAGATCTCTCCGTGCTCGTCCCTGTCCACTTCCACGTTTTCCGGAAGCAGCGGATACAATCCAAGGATCGTATTCTTCCCGTCACGCACGATCTGGCAGTAGGCATTGCCCCACAGCAAAAGATGCGTCATGAGCGTCTCCCTGAAGGAGAAGCTCGTCATCTCCGGATTCGGCTGCCGATACAGGATTTTGTAGAGCGGGTGATCCTTTGCTCTTAGCTTTCCCTTCTCCTCGGCATCCGTGAACTTATACAGATGAAGCGGCAAGCCTGCCACCGACTCTGCAAGGAGCCGCACGCAGGCATAGACCGTTGCGATCTGCATCGCGGATTTTTCATTTACCACCTCGCCGGACTGTGCCCGTCCAAAGAGGAACACCTGCCCGGAGTCACGCACATCGTCTGTTACCTTGGGCACCTCTTCCTTGGGAGCATCCCTCGGACTTGATATTCCCAGCCATTTCCTTAATCCCATAGAAACCTCCTTCACGCAAAAAGAGAGCCCGAAGGCTCCCTTCCGCTTTGTGTATTCTTTTCCTTAAAACCCTGTCGTTACCCTGCCGTCCTTCTGGAGGTTGACCGGCTCCTGAATCAGGGCCTCGACCATCTCCTTGCAGGCGATCATCGCGTCGAGCTTGTGTTCTACAATCCTGTCTTCCAGCCCGAAGCGCTCTTCGTTTCTTTTGAAGTCGTCCATCTGGCTCTGCAGGTACCTGAGTAAATCTTCCTTCGTAAATGTCGTCATCGCTTTGTCCTCCTTGTGCTTTGTTCCTTTCGGTAGTGTATATATCACTCTTTTCGGAACTTATATCCAGTCATTTCTGCGGCATATACTGCACAAAGATCTGCGGTGATAACTGTGTAATTTACAGGCCCTTAGAACACCAGAAGTCCACGATCGTCATAGACCGATCCGTGCTCCTCATGACGGATACACCGATCAAGCGCCATAATGGCTGCGACAATTCCGTCAATCTTCTCCGGACTCTTTGCCTTCGTGGGCTTTATGTTTTCCGCAGCATCGCGGTCGACTACCACGTTTCCGCTCATCCACTTAAGCACCGGATTGCCGCCGTGAATAATCTGCCCCTGCATGAGGAGCTTATAAAATTCCTTCGTCGGCGGGCTCATATCCTTAAAGCCCTGACCGAACGGAACCATCGTGAAGCCCTCACCCTCCAAGTGCTGGATCATGGCCGTCGCGTTCCATCTGTCCACCGCGATCTCAAGGATATGGTATTTCTTCCCGAGCTCCTCGATGAAGCGTTCGATGAAATCATAATGAATGACGTTTCCTTCGGTCGCCATCATATATCCCTGCTTCACCCACACATCATACGGAACCGATGCCCTGCGCACCCGGATCGGAATGGTATCCTCCGGTATCCAGAAGAACGGCACACAGATATATTTCTCCTCCGGTGTTCGCGGCGGAAACATCAGCACAAAGGCGGATATATCCTCGGTGCTCGATAGGTCGAGTCCGGCATAGCACTCTCGTCCTTCCAGCGCCATCATATCTATCGGAGTATTCCCCTTATCATAGATGTGCTCCGGAATAAACCGTGTGACGGATGACTGCCACATGTTTAATCGCAGCTGCTTGAAGACCGCTTCTTCTGCCGGGTTATCCAGTGCCTCCCTATACATATCCCTTACCCTGTCAATCTTGATCGTGGCTCCAAGGGAGGGATTGGCCCGGTACCAGTTATCCTCATCCTGCCAGTCCTCATCGTCCTCAAGTCCGTACACGACCGGGTAAAAGGTCGGGTCGATCTTCCTTCCGGCCAGTATGTCCTTTGCCTTTGTATGCAGCTCATAGCATATCGACTCCTTGTCTGTTCCTGCCGTCGTAATAAGAAAATACAGCGGCTGCTCTCTGGCATCGCCGGAGCCCTTGGTTAAAACGTCATACAGCTTGCGATTCGGCTGTGCGTGCAGCTCGTCAAACACCAGCCCGCTGACGTTCAGGCCGTGCTTGGTACCGACCTCCGCTGAAAGCACCTGATAAAATCCGGCATTGCTGTAATTGACAATCCTCTTTGTGGCCGCCATGACCTTCGATCGTTTCAAAAGCGCTGGTGTCATCTGCACCATCTGGTTTGCCACATCGAAAACAATGGAGGCCTGCTGTCTGTCCGCAGCTGCGCCGTAGACTTCAGCAGAAGGCTCCCCGTCTGCGTAGAGCAAATACAGCGCTACCGCCGCCGCCAGCTCGCTCTTGCCGTTCTTTTTTCCGATTTCCACGTAGGCCGTCCGGAATTGCCTGTGTCCCTCGTCATCCACGATGCCGAAGATGTCCCTCACAAGCCTCTCCTGCCAAGGAAGAAGCCAGAACCTCCTTCCGGCCCAGCGCCCTTTTGTGTGCCGGAGATTCTCTATAAACTTTACAGCCCGGTCGGCTCTGTCCTCATCGTAATGGGACGACTCCTGCATGAAGCGCGTCGGACTGTAATCTGTAAGCTTTGGATAATTTTCAGGTCTTGTCTCTGCCATCAACCGCTGCCCAGCAGATCTTCCATCTCATCGCCTGCAGGAGTTTCGGTATCTGCGATGATCCGGCTTCTGGATGCAGGTGTCAGGCCGAACTGCTCTGCAAAGCGATTCATGATCTTAAGGTAGGTCTGTGCAATCGAGACCTGCGGCACTTGCTGCCAGTACCCGGACGGTGTCCGGACAATGGTGCCGTGCTGCGTGATGAATTCCTCCGCTTCCTTCCAGCGGGCATAGGCCTGACAGTATCCGGCAAACGCCGCCATGTCCACCTGTGTGAGAATGCCGATGGCCTCCATCTGCTTTGAAAGCCTGCGCCATTCCTTCTTCGCCTCCGGCTCCAGCCATTTCGGACAGGACGGAGCTTTCTTATCCGGTTTTGGTTCCGCTGTGTTCAAAGGCCGCTTTCCGGGATTCCCTTCCAGCACCTTGAGCGCAGTCGGTGTTGGCTTTCTGCCTCTTGTAGCCATGTTTCTCACTTCCTTTGTACGTAAAAAGGAGCCCTGCGGCTCCCTTCCCTTAAATATCGTCGTTGTTTAACATATCCCGGAGGTCTTGCTCATCCACCCGGATGCCGTCACCCTCCATATCTATAATGTAATCCTCGAGTTCTGCAGCATCCCTGCCGTACTCTTTTGCAATGGCCTTCAGCGCCTTCTTCGTAATGTTCTGCATCGCGCTTCCTCCTTAGTTGTATTCCTTCATCAGGATTGCCAGCGCAAGCTCTGTGTTCTCGTCGGTGGGCCTTATGTCCCAGCCTCTGTCGTAGCAGCATGCGAATTCGCCGTTCCTTTTAAGGCTCAGCTTGCTGATCCTGCCGCAGTCGATTCCCCAGTCGCTTCCTTCGTCGAAGTGCTTGACGCTGTAATGGAAAATGTCCTTCTTTACCTTGATGCTTCCCTCGCTGAAGTATCCGTTGCTGTAGGTTGCTTTCTTCGTTGTTCTTGTCATGGTCTTTGCCCTCCGTGTGCTTTGTTTTCCCTTTCGGTACGTGTATATTCGCTCTACTTCGGGCACATATCCAGTTAATTCTGCATCATAATCTGCACAAAGATCTGCGGCCATAACTGTGTAATTTACATCTACGAAAAAAGGCCCTGAGGCCTTATTTTCTGTCCGCCACCTCGATGTAGTAGCACCTTTTTCCGTGGCCATGGTCGACTCCGTAATCGGTGACCATCTTGTCCTTGCTTTTGCCGATGAGCTTTGCAGCTTCCCATGCGGATTCCTTGGTTGAGTAGTAGTAGCGTTCCATGTGGCTCCTCCTTATGCTCTTCTGACGTCGATCAGCCAGCTTGCTTCCGGGTGCGCTTTGCCGGTTGCCTTCTCGATCATGGTGCGTTCTTCGTCGATGTAGTGCAGGTGCTTTCCGACCTTGATGAAGCGGATGTCTTCGAAGCCCTTGTAGCTTGTTCTGTAAACCCGGGCCGTGCGGCTCTCGCCGTCGTAGCTCTTTCCGTCCCAGCCGCCGAAGGTGAAGGTCACCTTCTCGTTTGTCCTTGTAAAAAGCTCCTCGAATTCCTCGCGGCTAATGCTCGTGTCCCAGTCTCCGATGGTTCCGAAGTGTGTTCTCATCTCGTATGCGTTCGTCATGGTCTTTGCCCTCCGTGTGCTTTGTGTTTTCCCTTTCGGTAGTGTATTAATCACTCTTTTCGGGACTTATATCCAGTCATTTCTGCGATATAATCTGCACAAATATCGCGGCGGAGAACTGTGTATTTTATGCCTTCTCAATCCGGCAGGTCATGCCGTCCACCTGCGTTATCGTAAACGACTCTCCCCTAAAGGAAAGCTCCACAATCCGCATATAAGCGTATGCATTGCTCCGGCTCCTGTCGCTCTTTATAGTTCCTTTCTGAATCATGTATGCCGCAAGGTTCTCCATAAGGCGCTGCTTGGCATTTGCCTTTTCATTCCAGTTCATCTGCAGCTCCTCCCATCAGGCGATGTCAAACCCGATCCCGGGCATCTTGGTGGCTTCCTCGTCGCCCCAGCGCTCTTCGCGGCGGGTAACTGTCTCAAGCCCTGTCATCGTGCAGCCAAGCTCTGCCAGAAGGTGAATCCCTTCCATCAGGGCCGTGCTCCTGTCGGTGACTACGATGTGGTTTATGCCTGCCGCCTTCAGCGCCTTGATGAAATCCGGCGTATCCTTCTCCCAAGGAAGGTCGTTTACCTCGAAGGCGTCCGTGTTCCGCATCAGGCTGTTCGCCCAGCTGTAGTAAGCCGTCATCTGGCCTTTGGAAAATGGGAACGGGTGCTTTTCTTCTTCTGCGTACCAAGCCTTGAGGGCTTCCTCATCGATGTCCTTTGCGGCAAGGATCGCATCCTTTATTTTCTTCCGCTCAGTGCGCTCATCCTCGTATGCGTATCCAGCTTTCTTCATCTCTTCGAAAAATGTGTTGTTCTTCATGGCGTCCTCCTTGTGTGCTTTGTTTTCCCTTTCGGTAGTGTATTAATCACTCTTTTCGGGACTTATATCCAGTCATTTCTGAGACATAATCTGCACAAAGATCTGCGAGGAGAACTGTGTAATTTACACCTGCCAGTCGGCGGTGCAGTGCCAAGCACAAAGCGAGATCTTCGGGATGATTCCGACATCCTCCAAGGCCTCCGCCGTCCCGCACTCATCACAAATCGTGATGGCAGCTCTCCGGCTTATCGCATGCCGGTCAAAGGACTCGAGCGCTTTGCCGCACCTCGGGCAATGTCCCGGCCCTGTCTGCCGTTTTCCGAGCCAGTTAAAGGATTCCTTGATTTCATCCTCCGAGGCCACCCTGTGGCAGCTATCCTCGCCGTACGCGACCGATAAGCCTCCGCCGCTATCCCATGCGACCATGATACTTCCGATGTCGTCGACGCCGGTAACCGTTCCCTGCGTCCCGATGGGCGGTGCCTGCGGATCATCCATCCGGTCGAGTACGATCCGGCACCCTGCCGGGTACTGCTTCCTGATCAGTTCCACCATTTCTTTTGTCGGATAATTCATCTCGCACCTCCTGTTACGCTATCGACCAGTGCCTGCTCCAGAATCTCTTTATCAAAACCGAAACGTCGGTAACCCTCATCCATCACATCGTAATAACTTCCGGTCGGTGCATGAAGGCTCCGGCAGTCCGTCATGATGTAGACCATTGCCGTCACCGTGACAGGCTCTCCTCCCGACAGCGGTGTGACCTTCACCTCGAGATCCCGCTTGGTGTAGTAGTGCGGGTATCCTTCGTACCGGTCGAGGCTCTTCTCGTCGCTTTCCGTGATCGTCCAGACAAGGACGGG